AGTTTGCACATCCTTTCCATCCAACTTTAACCGGAAAATGTCAGAATGTGCCGGATAATGCGGAATGCGTCGGAATATGCCGAAACATGCCAAAAGAAAACAGCCCCGAGGAACCATCAGGCTCCCCGGGGCTGCTGCTATGTACTCTTACTTGATTTTCCCCTGCATCTGATCCAGCAGCTCATCGGCGTGGATGGCCTCGGGGGTGAAGGAGTTGTTCTCCCACCATGCCCAGATGGCGGCAGCGGTGGTCAGGCCAGCGGTCACCCACTGCTCTACGCTGGCGCTGTCGATGGGCAGCGGGCTTTTGCCTGCTGCACTCAGCAGCTGGTTGACGAGGGCCAGTGCCAGCACAACGGTGCGGGCGATGGTGGCAGCGGAAATCTTCTCTTTCTGGATCATTGTTAGTCCTCCTTGATGGGTAATGCCTTGGCGCGGTTGTGCAACTCTGTGCCGGTGCCGTTGCCGCCAAGAGTATGATAGCTCTTATACAGGTACTCAATATTTTTGAGCCCTGCCGTGTCGATGCAGCCCTGCTTGATGTAATACTGGCACGCCTGATAGATACGATCATGCAGGATGGCCAGCACGCCGTCCAGCAGGGCCTTGTACTTGATGACCACCGCGATGACGGCGGTGCCCAGCAGACCGAAAGCCCACTCTGCCCAATATTGGGCGATCCATTGCCACATCGGTCTCACCCCCTGACCTGCCCCAGCCCGGCCCGCTGGATGATGCCCGCGTAGTCCTTGTAGGCCACGCTGAGGTCTGCGCCCTTGGCGATGCCGGGGATCTTGCCGCTGCTGGTGTACTGCCACATCCCAAAGGCCCAGTCAGGGGTGGGCTTCCTGGTGCGGTAGGCCGCCAGCCATACGTCGTATGGCTTGAGGGCCGCTCCACCCATGTAAAGGTTGGTCTGCCCGAAGTTCAGGCCGGTGTAGAGCATGGTGTACACGCCCCAGCTCTCCACCACGCTCAGGCAGTGGGCCACGATGTCAGTCAGGGCGGACTTGCTCAGGGCCGCCTGAAGCTTGTCCTCGATGTCCACAGCCACCGGCAGCTGGAAGGCTCTGCCGCCCAGCGCCTGCTTGAACAGGGCCAGCTCCCTGTCGGCCTGTGCCTTGGTGGTGGCCTTGAAGTAGCCGTACACGCCCACCGGGATGCCCAGCCGGGTGCACTCGGCATAGTTGCGGGCAAAGTAGGGGTCGATGTAGGGCTTGCTGGGTTTGCCCTCTTTGCTGTTGCCCATGGCCCGGATCATCACGCCGGAGACAAGGCCGCTTGCCTTGACCTTGTCCCAGTCAATGCGGCCCTGCCACTTGCTCACGTCAAGAATTGTTCTGGGCATTGCTCTGCGCCTCCTTCTCGGCCAGCTCCTGCTGTTTTGCTTCCAGCTGAGCAGTCAGCTTAGTGTACTCATCCTCGGTCAGGCTGTCGTTGGCAAAGAAGATATCCAACTTCTTCCGCATCCCGTTGGTCTTGCCGCGTTTGATCAGGCGTGCACAGGTGTTGTAGAGTTCCATAGATCGTCCTTTCCGGGGCAGTGCCCCTTACAGTGTGATTTCCTCAGCGTTCGCCTTGTCCTCAGCGTCCAGCGCGTCGTAGTACGCCTGCGCAAGGGCTTCCACCTCTGCGATGTCGTCCTCCGTCAGCAGGCCGCTGTCCAGATGGGTGTACGCCTTGTCCAGCCAGTATGCCACGTCGCGTCCTGCGGCGATTTCCCGCTTGATGGAGCGCAGGGTCAGATCGTGGCGAGCTTTGGATTTAATTGCCATAAGTACCTCCTTATGTGGTAGTCATGGACGCTACTGCGTCCTCCAACTTTTTGATTGCGATGTTCACGTCCCTCTGATACCCCAGCTTGATTCCCGCACCGTCACCCGCCTGCACCACCGTGTCAGGGCCGTAAGCGGTGAGGGCTTTGTAGGCGGCGATTTCGGCAGGGGTGAGCGGAGTTTCGATGGGGGTGGCGAGAGGTTTGTAAAGCACAACATTCTCGTTGAACCACGTCTTGAACTCGTCCGGTGTAGTGCAAATACCTAAAGACTTGGATATGTTAAAAACACCTTCACCCGCCGATATAAGAAAACCGTTTTCAATGCCCTTGTTGTAGAAGTCAATAAACGTGTAAGCGATAAAACGATTACATGGGCCGCCACTCTCGATGGTTGTATTAACAGATCCTTGCCATGTAAGAATTTGATAGCTGTAGCTTTTACTTGCGTCCCACCAATTCGGGTCACGAGACACAATACAATGTTCAATGGCAGCCTTTCCAATCCTCTGTACCTTCACCCCTCTCTCCAAGTCCACCTCGTCGAACACCCATTGCTGGCCGCTTTGGTCAGCGTAGTTGCCGCCAGAGGTGACAGGGATGCCGGGTAAGCCGTTGGGGGTGGGCAGGGTGAGAAGCTGTTCACGGTAGGGTTCATAGTCGGGAGATGACGCGTTCCATGTCAGGCACACGTTTTCACTGGCCATATCGGCCAGCAGATACTGGAACTTTGTTAAGTCCACTGGATACTGTATATGGTGTTCAGCCTTACCTTTGTCAATACCAAACCAGTTTTGGTTGTTGTTCTCGTCAAAGAATAAGATGTTTCCGCCTTGCGAAACTAAATCGCCTTTGAATACTAAAGTTATCGGTGTGTTTTTCTTGACAAAGCACTCGACAACGTCATTAACTTTCAGATTGGGCGGCATCCGATTCTTCCCCGTCACCTTTACCGCCACGTTCCCGCCATCACCAGCGCTCACGATAGGCACAGGTGCATCCGGCGTAGGTGTGCCGTCCTGCGTGCTCTTACCGTACACGGACAGGCCGCACAGGGGCGCAGAGAAAGCATCGTCAACGGCGATAGGATTGCCTGTCTCACTGCCGATGAGAATGTTCTGCCGGGTCTTTACTGCGCTGATCGCGTCACCTGTGGCTTTTGCATCAGCGGCTTCGCCCTCGTGGGTGAGGGTGGTGTCCAGTGCTACGGCAGGGCCGGTCTCGCCTTTAGGGCCTTGAGGGCCCTGCTTGCCTTGCGGCCCAGTCTCGCCCTGTGGGCCAGTGGCACCCGTAGCGCCTGTGGGGCCTTGAGGGCCTTGCTCACCCTGCGGGCCGGTTGGCCCGATGGGGCCTTGAGGGCCTTGCTCACCTTTGAAGTTTCCGCTTGCAATGCCGTCCTTCAGCTCCTGCAGGCTGTCAGCGGCTTCCTGAGCGCTCTGGTTGGCACTGCCCGCACTGGTGGCGGCTTCACTGGCGGCGGTCTGGGCGGCATTGGTGGAGGTTTCCACCTGCTGGAGGGCCTTGTCCCGGGCTGTGTCCACAGCCTGCGTGGCGGCGGTCTGCTTGTCACCGATGGCTTTCAGCGCTTTCTCTTTGGCGGTGATGGTGTCAGAAAGGGCCTGCCCGGCCTTTTTGGCAGATGCCCCAGCCTGCTGTGCTGCCGTCTGCGCGTCGGTCTTGGCCTGCTCTGCGGCGGTGGCATCGGTGTGCACGGCATCCACCAGCTGCTGCCATGCAGGGGTTCCCGGTTCCGGTGTGGTGCCGTCCTCCGTGCCGCTGTTGGCGCTGACACGATACCGCAGGTCTGCGCTGGTGACGGTCTTGGTACCGTTGCTGCCTTCAAAGGTGATGCAGCCATTGCCGGGCTGTGCGGTCACGCTGGCGGGCACATCCACATAGCCGTCCACCACCAGCGAGGATGCCGGGTCTTTGCCGTCCGGGACGTGCCAGAACGCCCGGATAATCAGGCCCTCCCACTCGCCGGTTGCATCGACGTGCAGGCGGTACACACCCCGGTTTTTGGTGTAGCCGAAGCGCGCCAGGTGCTCATATCCCGGCACCTGCACACTGCCGTTGGATGTGAGAGATACGCTCTGCTCAATCATGCTTTACTCCTTTTCATCCGGTGTGATCCCCAGCTCCAGCAGCGTCAGCCTATACTCCTGATCCACCATCAGGCTGTCGGTGTCGGTCTGGGCGCTCTCCATCGTAGCGAAGGATTGCCGCAGGGCCTCGTTTTCTGCCTTGAGCTGTTCCACCGTTTCCGGCATCTGCGCCATCTTGGTTTCATGCTCCTGCTGCCGGGCTTGCTCGTCCAGCTCGTCCTGCGTGTACTTGATATACCGCTGGATCGGCACTGTCTCATCCCAGGCATCCCTAGCCGCTACAGGCTCAACGTCCACAACTTCTTCCACGTCCTGGCTCCCGTTGGGGTATGTCCGGATCGTCACCCAGTGGCTCTCCTTCTCCACAGCAGGGGTGGCCTCATGGTGCACGATTTCCACGTCATCAACCAGCCGTCCCAGTGTCAGGTCGGGTTCACCAGTCAGCTCAATGCCGTTTTCATCAATAATTTTCATATTCATCCTACTCTCTGCCAGATATTTACTGCGTAGTACGGGTTCATAATATCAAAGGCCTGCCCGCCTCCGGTGCTGCCGATGGTGGCCGTATGGCTGTGCGCGCCATCGGAGGATGTCGAGAAGGTCGCAACGTTCAGTCGTTTATTGCGGTATACCGTAGGCCCAGGGCCGAAAACCCAGTTCCTTTGAATAGAGCCCGATACCGTATGGGTGTGTGCGCCATCCGTAGAAGTGCTCCCGGAGTGGGTGTGAGCTGCGAGATTACCTGCCGTAAGCGAAATCTGGGCTTGCCCACCGGTTTCACCAGCTTTGAAGGTGTCTCCGGCAGCTATGATGATGCAGTTCTTCAACTGCGTCCACACGGTATCCGGATAGATCGCGGCGGGGCTTGTCCCGGAATGCATTTCCAGAACAGCGTCAACCGGAGGAATCCACTGGGTATCCTCCTGCTTTATAACTGATCCAATCACACTTTGCACCTCCTAGCTGATTCTTTCCCAAGCATAGCGGACAATGTACGGGTTAAGAACACTGAACGCCTGCCCACTTCCTGCACTGCCGACCTCTACCGTGTGGCTATGGTTGCCGCCGCTGGATGTGGTTATCGTTGAATTGTCAATTGCAAAATTGTCACTTAGTGGCATCTGGCCGCGCTCCTCATATGCAGAGGCAATCTCCGCGATGTATCGGCTGTGCGTATGCGATGATCCCGAGGAAATACTGCAGGCGTGTGCATGGCTCGGAAGATTACTTACGGCCAGCTGCTCTGAAGCACTGCCACCAGTCGTTCCGTTTTCGTAGCTTGAGCCAGCGGCAAGAATGGCCCTGTCTTTGATCTGCGCCCACGTTGTTCCTTCGTAGATAGAAGCAGGGCTAACGGCGCTTGCACTTTTCCATATGTACCCAATAGGAGGAACAAACATAGATGCCATAAGCCCTTTTACAAATCCAATCATATAAGCTCCTCCTATGACACTCTGTACCAGATATACTTCGCAACGTACGGGTTCATAATGCTGAAAGCCTGCCCGCCTCCGGCGCTGCCGATGGTGGCTGTGTGGGTGTGAGCGCCAGCGGGAGATGTCGTGTTTGTTGGGTATACAGGGCGATAATCATCACGATCACCCGTGTATTCATAGTCAGCCATCATGTTAACGTTTCCGGTATCATAGTAGCTCGTTACGGTGTGGCTGTGCTCACCAGAACTCAGAACCGTTGCGCCATGGCTATGCGCTGGCATCTCGGCCACGGTCAGGGTGTGGGTGGCCGAACCGCCTGTACTGCCCAGTGAGTAGCTTTCTCCTGCACCGATAAGGAACCGGTCGGTAATCTGCGCCCAGCTGGTGCCGTCATATAGCTCTGCCGGGCTGGTAGGGCTTCCTGTGGTGATGATCATGCCCACGGGTGGCACCCATGTTTTGCTTGGTGTACTTACAGCTCCAAGCGCCATGACTCATCCCTCCTTACACCGGGTTCTTGTTGGTCAGCAGAAGCCGCAGGCTGATATCTGCTGTGGGAACCTTTTCGGCATAGAACCGGCAGTATCCGGCACTGGTTTCGCAGATCGAGCCAAGACCAGCTTTCTGGGCCACGACCACGCTCTCGAGGCTGACCGTTGCACTGGGTTCCAGCGCTGCGGTGCATCCGCTGACGGTCGCATCACACTGGTAGGCCCAGCCCGCGTTCTTGGCTGCTGTGTCCGAAGTGGCATTCCAGCTGGCAGCGGCAAGGGCGATATCGTAGGCCTTGATAATGCTTGCGAAAGCCTTTCCGACCGCTGCCGCGTCCGCAGGAGCGTTTTCTGTGTTCAGGGTCTTGTCCGTACCTGCCCGCGTTCCCGCCAGCGCTGCGGCAGCCTCTGCGGCCTTCTGTGCCTTTTCGGCTGCCTGACGGCTTATGGATGCCGCCCCCGCACTGGTGGATGCCTCCCCGGCCTTGGTGGCGGCGGTGGAAGCGCTCCCCGCAGCGGCATTCATATCGGCGGTGACCGTTTTCACCGCGTTCTGCGTATCCGTCAGGATTCGCTGGGCGGCGGTCTCGCTGGTCTTGGCGTTCTTTTCGCTGGCGGCGGACTTGGTCTCGCTGCTCTTGGCTGCCTCCGCGCTGTCCTTGGCGGCAGCGGCACTGCTGGTAGCTTTCTCCTCCAGTGCGTTGATGCGCTCCCGGGCAGCGGCCAGCAGCTCGTCGGTGGGGATGCCGGTCACACCGTCTCGTACGATGCCGCAGAGCTTTTCATCCAGCCGGGTGTCGGTGATCTGGCCCGTGGTGATGCTTGCATCCGCTGCCGGGCGGGTGATCTCGGCAAGGCAGAGGTCGTAGATCAGCTCGGTGCGGGAGATGGCGGGGGCCGTGGGTGTGCTGGATGCCGTGCCCTGCAGCACCTGCAGGCTGGCGGCTCTGGCACCGGCATCATAGCGCATCACGATGCGGTCGATGCGGGGGAGGGACGGGTCGGCCAGCGGCATGGTCAGGGTGTCGCTCTCCCGCTTGGTGATGGAGTAGCCGGTGAAGCGGCTGGGGTGCACCCAGCCACGGCCTGCCCCCACGGTGACCTTCAGTCCGCCTGCGGCTGTCACCGGGAAGTCCTCATCTCCGCTGAACACGCCGCTGGTGAGGCCCGCAAGGTAGGCCGCCACATCTGCGGCATCGAAGTCGAACCCGTTTGCAGGGTATAAAACGATTTTGCTCAAAAGATCATCTCCTTACAGCTTGCGCCAGACCGGCGTGCCCAGCCGCACGGTGCGGGTGGTGCTGTCGCTCTGGCTTTGGGTGATGACATCGGCCACCCGGACGGTGGCCTTGTAGCCCAGCTCCGGGATGGTACAAAAGGCCACGTCACCAGGGGAGAGCCCCTCGGCATCGATGGTCAGCTCGATGCTTCCGGTGCGGAGCTGTTCCAGCAGCTTGTTGGTGCCCCGGGCCATGAGCCGCTCGAGGTAGGCTTGGCTTTTGGTGGTCTCGCCCTTTTCCTCGTCCGGCTGTACGTCCCGGGCATCGACGTAAAGCTCCCGTCGGTCGGCCCCGGTGGCATCCGTCAGGCCCACGGTGACGGTGGCGCGGGCCTCGCCCTCGCCAGCACCCTGCACCACGGCAACGTTGGCGTAGTCGCTGTCGCCAAAGGCCCACGCGGCCTGCTGCAGGTTGCCCCACTTGGTGGAAAAACGGTTGTTTGGATCAGCGGTGGGCCGGTAGACCTCGAACAGCAGCTTTTTGTCTGCGTTCTTGCCTGCCAGCCGCACCCGGAAGCCCAGATCACAAGCCGCGCCGATAGTCATCAGGTAGTCCATGATGCTGCCGCCGGAGGTCTGGGCAGTGTAGGTGGTGTCGAAGCCCACAGCAGCACCCAGCTCCAGCTTGGGCCAGGGCTGCATTGCGCTGACCAGCCTGCGCATGGCGGCTTCGGCGTTCTCGTTCTTCACGATGCTGGTACAGGCCCGCTTGGTGAAGATCCACGTCCCCGGGAAGCCGGTGACCACCAGATTGCTGTCCTGATTCTCGTTGCTCCGGTGGCAGATGCGCATGGGCACATCGCTGTCGCTGCGGCGCAGCCAGCGGCCCTCCCGGAGAAGAGCGAGGTTCTCCTCGGTGGGGCGCACCTCCAGCGTGAACGCTCCCTCCGTGTTGTAGGGCTCGTCCCAGTAAAGACTTACCCACACCTCCACCCGGCCCAGCCGGGCGAGGGTCAGTTCATCCAAAACGTCCAGTGTCACGAGATCACCTCCGGCAGAATACCCGAAACCATGGGATAAAAGCGCACTGTCACCTGCAGGCTGGTCTCACCGCTGTCGGCGGTGGCCTTGAGCAGATTGTCCCCGGGGGCCAGCTCCAGCAGGTCGCTGTCCTCATCCAGCAGGGAGAAGATGTTCTCCTCCGTGCCGTCCTCTGTCCGCTTGACTGCCAGCTTGTCGGTGGTGGTGCGGTAGATCTCGATGACCTGCCCGTGGGTCAGGGTGGTCAGGATGCGGATGCTCTGGCCGGTGACGATGTTCAGCACACACGGGTTGACCACAGCGCCGTCGCTCTTGAGGGTGGCCGTGAAGGGAACAGTCAGCGCCCCGGGGTTATAGGCATTCAGCCAGCCGATGGAGGTGCGCACGCCGAAACGGTGGGGCTTGGAGTAATTCACCGGCAGCCTGAAGCTGGGCACAAAGCCGTTGATGCAGAAGCTCTGGGCGGTCAGGTCGTACCAGAAGGGTTTCGGGCAGAAGAGCATGACATCCAGCACCGGGTAGGGGTGGATGCTCTTTGTGTAGGGGGTCTTGGAAAGCACAAAACGGCAGAAGTATTTATCCTCGAAGTACATTGTGCCACTGGTGAAATAGGGCAGCTTTTCCAGCAGTAATTCCGCATCCGCATCGCCGTGGGAGCTGTGGCAGTGGATGATGAGCTCACGGCTCACCCCGGCCACGCTCCGGCGCTCCACCGTTTCACCGATCTGGTTCACTCCCTGCGCCTTTTGCAGATTTACATCCACGCCGTTGATGGGGTCGAGGGAGTAGGGCGTGCCGTAGTCCCACCCGATGTCGAGAGTGGCCCCGGCATCCGTGACCAGCTGCAAATGGTCTTTGCGAAATGGCATTGTGGAGCCCTCCTTTCATCGTTTCTGGGCCTTGGCCCGGTCGGCTTCCCAGCGTGCTTCCCGCTGGAGGTCTGCCGCCGTCTGGGCCTTGCTGTAAATGTTCTGGGTGATGTTGGTGTCGCCCTCCCGGTGGTACTGGTTGGCGGCTGCGGCCACCTGTGCCGTGCCGGATGCGGCCACAGACCGGCTGATGGCCATGTTGTCAGACAGCACCAGCGTGCTGGCCTGCCGCACCATCTCGGCCAGCTTTGCGTTTGCGGCCAGCAGGGCCTCGGTGTTGGCCTCCACAGCGTCGGTCAGGTCTTTGTCCGGGGCGGGGGCCGTCGGTGTGGTGGAGCTGCTGGCCTTGATGTCATCCAGACTGCGCTCCACCTTTGTCTGGATGCCGTCCACATAGGTGGTCACGGTCTTGTAGGAGCGCTCCACGCCGTCCACCAGCTTTGTGCCTGCCTCGGTGACGGTCTTGGTCACCCGCTGGGTGATCTTGCCGGTCTCATCCTGCAGCTTCTCGGTGAGCACTTTGGTGGTCACGGTGCTGCCGTCTGCTCTGGTGGTCTTGCTGGTGTCGGTCATGCTCTCGATGACCTTCTGGGAGTTGGTGGAAGTGCCGGAGCTGCCGGAGCTGCTGGGGTTGTTGATGGCCTCCTGCTGCTTTTTTCGCTCGGCCTGCCGGGCTTTGCGGTCGGCGGCAATTTGGTTGGCAAAGTTCCAGGCTGGATTGCTGATGTAATCCATATGGCCGCCCCAGTGCCACGCCACGGAGTTATACATGCCAATGAGGCCGTTGATGAGGATGACAAAGCCCTCGATGCCCGCCGCCACGATGCGCATCAGGCCCTCGAAGATGTAGCTCATAAAGTCCTCAACGCCCGCCCAGACATTCTGGAAAGCGTTGGCCACGTCCTTGTTTTTGCCGGAGAAGTTCAACAGCGCACCCACCAGCATCCCGATGAGGGAGATGACGAGCAAAATCGGGTTTGCGTCCATGGCGGTGTTCAGGGCGATCTGGCTCGTGGTTGCGCTGGCCGCAGCGGGCACGAACTGCGCCACCAGACCCATGGCCAGCTGAGAGAGGTTCCCGAACACGCCGGAAAGGGCGCTGCCCAGCTGGTTCAGGGCTCCCAGAGCGATGCTGTTGATCTGTGTCTGCTGCTCCTTGGTGCAGGCCTGCCAGAAGTAGCTGGCCGCCCACAGGCCCAGGCTCTCGAGGTCGCCATCCTTGAGGGCCGTTGCCAGCGTCTCGATGGCCCCCAGCGCATCCGTCTGGATGTCAGACTGGATCTGCGCCCAGCCCTCGGTGAGCTTGGTGCGGAACTGCTCCGTGAGCAGCTCACCCACGCTGCCGTACTGGGGCCCGGCATCCTCAATGGTTTTTGCCACAGTTTGTGTGCCGTCGGCGGCGATGGTGGTCACGGTCTTGACCGTGTGCTGCACGCCCTCGATGACCTCAGTGCCGGTGCTGGTGATGACCCGCTTGACCTGCTCGCTGCCGTCTGCCAGCGTCTCGGTGGTGGTCTGGGTGGTGACCTTGGCCCCGTCCACGAGGGCCGTCTGGGTCGCGGTGACCGTAGAAACTACGTCACGGACGGCTTCGATGCTCTGCGTGACCTTCTTTGTTCCATCTGCCGCTGTAGTGGTGATGGTCTTAACGTCCGAGAGGACCCCGTCCACCATCTGACGGCTGGTTTCGGTGACGGTCTGCTTCTGCTGTTTCGTGCCGTTTTTCAGGGTCTCATGGACCATTTCGGTGGTACGGGTGACCCCGTTCTCAATCTGCGTGCTGGTGGAGGTAATGGAGTTCACTACCTCAGATGCAGCCTTTTTGGCGGAAGAACTGGCCTTTTTCGAGGATGCGGAAACAGCACTGGCCGCTTGCTCAGTGGTCTTTTGTGCAGCTTTGGCCTCCTCTTGCAGTTCCGTCCAGCTCTTGGTGCTGATGCCTTGCCCGGCCTGGGCTGCCTTGTGTCGGGCCTCCCGGTTGGCTTTGGAAGTGGCCGCTGCGGCCTGTGCATCTTTGTCTGCTTTGTAGTCATCGTAGCTGGAAAAGCCGGTATAACCATCCTTCCCGAGGAAGCTGTTCAGCTTGTAACTGAGCTTGTCAAGCCATCCGATGGCCGCCCCAATGGCGCTCTTTGCGATGTTCGCCACAGCCTGAAAGGCCCCGTCCACGATGTTCCGGAAGGTCTCACTGGTCTGATAGGCAGTCACAAGGGCCGCTGCCAGAGCGGCCAGAACTGAAACTACAAGCCCGATGGGGTTGGCTTTCAGGACAGCGTTCAATCCGGCCTGTGCTACAGCTAGACCGGTTGCCCCACTTTCGGCAGCCTTATGTGCAGCGGCAAGGGCTGTGGTGGCTGCCGTCTGTACTACAGTGGCGGCAGAGGTGGCGGTCAGGTAGCCCTTGTAGGTCAGAAATGCCACGCCGACAGAGGTAACAACGGTGATGACCAGACCAATAGTGTCTTTCAGTTTGGCCAGCTTCTGGTCATCCTCCGTGATGGCAACCACCAGCTCGTTGGCCTTGACGATGAGGTCGCCGAGAGCCGAGAACAGGCCGTCAGTCAGTTTGCCGGTAAGGGCAGCCACGTTGTCCTGCAGGGTAGACAGTCGCCCGTTGAAGGTCTGGCTGGCCTCCAGCATACCGTTGTAGAACTGCCCGCCTTCACTGGTGGCGGCTTCCACAGCGGCCTGCAATTCCTCAAAGCCCACCTTGCCGTCCGAGATGCGCTTATACAGGTCAGCCATGGATTCACCGGTGGCCTCACAGATCTGATTGAGCGGGTTGAAGCCCGCGTCGATCATCATGTTCACGTTTTCCAGCGTGACCTTCTGGGCGCTGGACATCTTGCCATAGGCCCGGACAAGGGTCTGCATCTTGTCCGCGTTGCCCAGAGAAATGTCGCCCAGCATCTGCAGCACGTTGTTGGTGTCGTCTGCCGCAATGCCAAACTGCAGCAGGGTCTGGGTGCCCTCAGTCAGATCAGAAAGGGTGAATGGTGTGGATGCTGCCATTTTGCGGATCTCTTCCAGCTTTTCGGCGGCAAGCTGTTCGTCCCCCAGCATGACCTTGAAATTGGTGAGGTAGCTCTCCATGTCCCGGTTGTAGGACAGACCGCTCTTCACCACGCTCATCAGGGCATCGGCGGCTTTCTTAGCGAAATCGGCGATCATCTGCCCGGCAGCCACCGTCCATTTATTGACGCTCTGCTCTGCCGGGTCGCTGTTCAGCCGGACATCACCCGTAATACTGAAATCAGCCATTGGGGGCGCTCACCTCCTCATCATCGCCATGCCTGAGCCGCTGCAGGAAGGCGGCATTGTGGTCGGCCACCGTGACTGCCGTCCGGATGTGCCGCAGTTCTTTGGGCAGGGCAAAGGTCTCCTTCAGGTCCTCGTACTGCTGGCGCTGCCTGCCCTCCATGCCGGAGGTGTCCATCGTGCGCCAGGACATGATCTTCGCCATGGTGGTTTCCTCCGGCAGCCCCCGCAGCAGAGCCAGAAACCGCCACCAGTGGACGTGCTCTGCCGTAAGGTCGATGTTGTAAGCCTGCTGAAAAGCTGCGGTCAGATAGTCCGCGTCACAGGCAAAATCCATGGCAAGCTCACCGGAACCGCTGCCTTTGCCGCCGGAACGTCCGGGCGGGTCGGCCCCGTGGTAAAAGCGCAGTAAACTTTCATAGGCCTCCGGGGCCAGCTGGGGAGGAATCGGCTCCCGGTAGAAGCGCCGGAACGCTTCCTGCGCAAAGGAAAGGGTGTCCTTTTTCTCCCGCTTGCGCTGGTACTGGTTCGACAGCCAGACCATGGGCCGGAAGTCCGGGTCGATGGCGCGGCCCTCCCACTCGGTGGGCAGTGGTTCCAGCAGGATGTCAGCCATGATGACGGCGGCGCTTTGCCTTGCGCCGCTGCTCACGGTTCAGCTGAGGAGCCAGAAGGCTGGGGTCGAACTTCTGCTTTTCCTGATTTGCAGCCCGGGTCAGTTCGGTCATCACGGTAAGAGCCTTGCCCAGGTCATTGCCGTCCAGCCCCAGAGCTGCCGCAGACCCTTTGCCCAGCACATCATCGACAAACGCTTCCACGATGCGGCACTGGCCGCGGATACCCTCGGCATAGCTCATGTTAGGGGTCTGCTGTGCACGCTGACGCTCGGCCTCCTCGGCCTTTTCCAGCTTTGCCTTTGCCTGCTCCAGCCGCTCGATATCGTTGGCGTTCAGGCTGGAAAACGCAAATTCCTTATCAAAGATCTTCATGGTCGTCTCCTATCAAAAAAGCCCTCGCCGGTCAGGACGAGGGCACAGAGCTACGGGCAGGATCAGCCTGCCGCAGCGGTAGAATAGTCGAACTTGGCAGGGGTGCCGATGCCCTTTACATCGCAGGCAAAGGTGGCGATTGCGCCGGCAGAGCCGCCCACGTCGCTGGTGACGATGAATGCGGCTTCGCCCTTCTCGCCCTTGCCGGTGCGCAGGGAGAAATAGACGTAGGGCAGGATGACGCTCTGGCCGAAACCATAGATCATCTCGTGGCCCAGAATGAAGTCCTGGAACGCATCGCCCTTGCAGCGGTCGCCGTTGATGGCGAGGGTGCGCTGAACGCTGCCCTTGGTGGTAACGGGGCCGGTGCGGATGTAGGTATTGTCAGAGGTGGAAGCGTTCAGTGCGCCGCTGTGCTCCCGCACATGGTCGGCACAGACGGTCCAATCCTTGACGGCATCCTTCTTGCTGGCCTCGGTGCAGATGGCCAGCACAAAGTCATCGGTGTTCTCGATGCCCTTGTAGTCGGCGCTGGGGGTGATGCCGGAGGCGGTAACAGCTTCAGTAACAGTCATGTTGAAACTCCTTTCGGTTGGTAATAAACGAGCCGGAGCTGCATCTGCATTTTGCAGCTTCCGGCGCTGCTGGTAACGATATAGCCCGATGCGGTGACCGATACGCTGAGGGGCTGCTTTGGGGCTTCCAGCTGGGGCAGGTTATGCCGGTCATTCTGGGCAAGCACCCAGTCGGTCAGCTGCTCAAAAAAGCCGCTGTTGGCGATCTGGGTGCTCTGGGCCTCGCTGTATTCCCGACGGCTCAGGAATACATAGCTTTTGGCCATGTTCCTGCCGGAGAAATAAGTGGTCAGCACAGGGTCTGTGGGGGAATCCTCAATGGAAAACTCGGCCACCGGCTCCGGGGAAAGCCCGGAGATACGGAATGCTGCCCCGTTCTCGGTCTGTTCTTCGGCGATGAGCGGGCAGGTCTTGAGCCACTCCCGCATGGCCGTGATGGTGGCTTTCTCGCTCATAAGTGGCCCATCCCTCCCCAGAACATGGTAACGGCACGGGTCGCATAAAGGGCCAGATGCTCTCCCATGTCTGCAAGTGCCCGCTGGCCCCAGTAGGAGCCGCGCAGACCTTTGTACTTGTCGGCTTCCTGCCCACGTTCTTTGTTGCCCATGAAGGTGCGCAGGTCGCTGCCCTCGGCGTGCAGGTAATACTGCTTGCGGGCGTAGGGGGTGTTGTACACCAAAAGGCCCTCGTCATACTTGGAAGCAGTCTGCACGCTGTTTTTCAGTGTGCCGGTGTCCAGCGGAACATAGCTGTCGATGAGCCGGGCCGCTTCCTGTGCCATGGCATACTGCGCCTTTTGCAGGGCAGCAGTCTTTTCGGCACCGAAGTCAGGCCGCCAGGAAAGCTGCATCTGAACGCCGTCCACCTTGTAGCGCAGGCCGTAGGGCTGATCAAAAACAGGCTTGCTCATTTCCTCAGCTCCCCTCTACATGAAAATGCGGCAGCAGCGGTTCCCGGTTGTCGGAGACCGCCGCCACCGTGCAGCAGATGTGTGTTTTCTCGAGGGCGGCATACTCGGCCTCGGTCAGGCTGCGGACAGCGCCGCAGATGAGCTTGCCGCCCCGCTTGAGCGTCCAGTGTGCCGCCTTTTCCCCGGGCGGGAGCTTTGCCCACTGGAAATAGGGCAGATACCCGGCGGCAGGGGGCAGCCGGACATGGACTGTCCGCTGGGGGTCGCCGCCGGAGGTGTCCAGCTTCTCCCGCCAGCTGCACCCGGGGATGACGTGGCAGACAGGCCGGTCGATCTCGGTGGCGGTGTCGTGGATGAGGTTCACAACGGTAACGCTGCACTGCATCAGAAACACCCCCGATACAGCAGGCCGTGGGGGTCGTGCCCCAGGCAGCCGGAAAGAATGCTGTACGCTTCGGCGACCTGCTTTTCGGCCAGTGCTCCGTCGGAGAACGTCACGGCAAAGCCGTCGTTGTTGACGCTGGTCACGCCCGGCGCATAGCCGGTGGCAGCGCGTGCCGCTTCGGCCCGTTCAAGGCTCTGCACGATGGACGCACAGGCCATGGCCAAAGCTTCGGCACAGTCGGCGCAGCCTTTGGTGTGGGCTTCGGCCCGGCCAAAGGTGGCCCGGTCAATGAGCTTCGAGGCCCGGAAGCACAGCGGCGTGAACGCGGCTTCGTCCAGCGTACCGCCCGCTGTCTGGTACTGGTCGTAGGTGCAGTAAAGCATGGGGGCCTCCTTATGCTGCGACAGCCGCAGCGGTCAGGAATGCGAACGGAACCTTGGAGCGGTCTGCGTTCATGCGGGTGGCGGGGTTGGGCAGTGCCCAGCCCATACGCATCACAACGCGCAGGGCCACCATATCCTGCTGGGCCAGATTGTAGACGATCTCCTTGGTGGAGGGATCCTGAATCACGCCCTGATCCAGCAGCTTCACGGTGACATCCTGACGGATGGAGTACACCAGCTTCTTGAAGTTGCCTGCGATCAGCTGGGCCTTGGAAGCATCGAAGCCGCCGTTCTCGGGGAAGTACATGGGCGCACCGTCCAGCGCGTAGGTGGTTGCACCCTGCATATCGGAGCGGAACAGCGGGCGGCCATTGGTATCCAGCAGGCCGCGCAGCTCTGCCTTGGCGGTCAGGTCGCCCACCACGGCATCCACGCCGAAGCCGCCAGCTTCGACCTTGGAGAACAGACCATCCTTGCCCAGCAGCTTGGTGTAGTCGATGGGGCCGGTGACCTTGTTCTTTGCGGCAAGGGTCAGCACGTCGGTCGTCCACTCGGTGGGACGGTCACCGCCAAACAGGATGGCGTTGTCGATCTTTGCGCCCATGGCCTCACGGACGCGGGGCTGTACCTCGCCCATGATGTCAAAGGAGGAATCTGCCAGAACGGCCTCGGGCACAGGAACGATGACAGCCAGCTCTGCGGCGGTCATGTAGACGTTGTCCCATTCCTGCTTGCTGGTTTTCTTCATGCCGGTGTCACCGTTGACCCAGTATGCCAGAGGCAGCATGGACAGCACGGGGATCTTGGTCTGGTTGGAGGTCATGTTGGCAAGGCGGGTACCCAGCTGCATCACGATGGAGCTCTTGGGCACATCCTGCTGGATGGTGTTCACCAGCTGCTCCCGGATCAGGGCCTCAGCCTTATTGCGGGCGATTGCATCAATAGCCATAATAATCAACCTTTCTGGCCGAACGCTGCGCGGAATGCAGCATTTGCGGCCTCATGTGCGTTTGCGGGCTGGCGGTTGCCGCCCGGTGCGGAGGTAGAAAACTGTACCATACCGCCGTCCGGCAGAATGGCGCTGGGGTCTGCGGCCTTGAAGGTCTTGACATAATCATCAAAGCCCAGGATCTCGCCGTCCTTCATAGCAAAATTCTGGGCCTTTGCCTCGGCAAGGAATGCCTTACGGGCGCTCTCGCTGGAAAACTTCAACCCGGCGGCCTTGCGTTCCAGCGCATAGCCCTTTTCGAGGGCGGCTACCTGGCTGGCAGCGTCAGTCTTGGCCTGTTCTGCCTTGGCCTTCCACTCGGGGTCGTAGCCCTCCAGTTTGCCGTTTGCAGTGTTCAGCTGTTCGGTCAGGGTGGTCTTTTCGGCCTTGAGGGTCGTGATCTCATTGGCCTTTGCCGTGATGTCAGCGCCGTGCAGGTTCATAATGCTGTCCAGCTGTTCCGGCGTGATACCGGGGATGATTTTGCTCACATCTTCACGTTTCAATGTTGAGTGCTCCTTTCTGGTCAATGTTTGACGAATGGATCCGTTCGGTTTTGTAACGCGGTTCGCCTTCCGCATGGATCCCGGGCAGGGTACGCGCTGCCCGCCGCGATGGTTGCTTCCGACACAAATGTCGGGAACATGGCACCGTTTGCAGGGCTTGAACCTGCGGTATCCGGTTTTGGAGACCGGCGCTCTTCCATCTGAGCTAAAACGGCATGAAAAAAGCGCCCCTGCTCAAACGAGCAAAGACGCTTGCGGTATTTGGTTGTTAGATGCCGGGGACGATTTCCTTAACACCCTTTACAAATGCAGCGGCCTTTTTCATCAGGCTGTTTTCCTGAAGATATTCAAGCCCCTGCAAGGTGATATGCGGTTCCATGGGCGGCTCGATGCGCTCCGGCTGGCGAATGTAGCGAACGATGTTCAGGCCCTCAATGAACCCAGCCTTCTGAAGCTGAATCAGGAGAGCCTGAAAGCGGTTCGGATTCGTACCGAAGCGCTCGGCAGTAAAGCCAGCGCAATCGAACTCCTCAAAGTCCATGCTTTGCTGCAAATACTTCAAAATGCGGTAGATGATACGAAAATCTTCCATGATAACACCTCAACCCTTTCTGTTCGCAATCAATTTGCAATACTCGCCATATAAACGCTTCTGTTCGGCTCGTTCGGCATCAATTTCAGGCGTGGAAATAATTCCTCTACTAGGAACAGAGTGGGTGCGTTTATACTCAGCAACAAGGGAACGTTCTCGCTGAACGCTTTTCTTAGTAAGCTGATCTATCTGTTCCAGTGTGTAGCTCATTTCCGTTTCTCCCTGTGGTAGCATTTCAAACCAAGCCGACGGCAGGTTTCGTCAATAATGACGTGCTGGATGTTTTCTTCGTAGTCATCGAATCCATAGCCACGGCTTGCCATCACGGCGTTCTGTTCCTCACGAACTTCCTCACACACGGTTTCCCACTGCTTAAAGGTGATTTCTCGCGGAACAGCAAATTGATACCTGTATTTGTAGTCCACAGCTTCCATGATGCGGGTGCCATCGGCAAATGCTGCCGGGATGTCTGTATCGGTGCTGAAGGAATATTGTGTGGTATCTGGCGGGTGTGTGTGGATGTTGTAGCTCCCTTTCAGTTTACCACCCAGATACGAGCAGTCAACCCCTCGGGGATTATTGTCGGTCATATAATGGACTTCACCGTTGCGGGTGATGACCATCATATTCTCGACTTTGGAATTGGCATAGCTGCTGCAGAATGAATCCTTAAGGGCTTCCACTTGCTTGGTGTCTTTCAAATCGACTTTTCCCAGGAATTTATGAACTGTTTCGCCGCTCTGCCCAGAGGAGCCACCGCTGCCACGCTGGTTGGGCAACATTGAATCAAGCTTCTTCGCCGCCCACGTTGCCCGGCTGCTCTGGCTTCTGCCAAAGCCTGCAACACTGGTGCGGGCACTGTCTGCCCTTCCGCCGGTGGCGCTGATAAAGTCAGACAGCTCCTGACGGGCCTGCCGGAGCTTTACCGCGCTGGCGGTGGTATCGGCCCCGGCGGCATCCTCAGCCAGATACCGGCGCTTGTACTTGCGCACGGTGCGCTCCCGGGCCCGCTGCATCTGGCTGATCTCGTACCGGGTGTACTTGCCGCCGTTGTACTCGATGTCCCGGGCGTTCAGGGCTTCCAAGCTCTCCTGCGTCCATGCAGGCGGTGCACCCAGCTCCGGGAAGATGGAAAAGAAGGTGTGACGGCAGTTCCAGCCGCACAGCCCTGCTCCGGTGCCGTAGCCGGTGGCGACCTCGAAGTCCGGGTAATGCTTGCCCATGTAGTCCACAGCGCCGCCCCGGTGGAACTGCCTGCCCTGCCACTCAGCGTGGGAAGGCCGGGTCCCGCCGTGGGCCGTGGTCTCGAAGAACTCAACCCCCATCTCGTCGGCCCGGGCCACTTGCAGCTTTGCGCCGGTCTGATTCACACCAGTCAGCACCGCCCGGCGGGCGGCAACTTCCAGCGTGTCGGTGTGGCCGGTGGGGTAGGTGACGTACTTCATGGTGTCGGCCAGACTGTCCACCGCGCCCTTGATGGCGCTCTTGTAGTCGAACGCACCGCTGCTCACCTTGAGATGGGCGCGGTCGAGGGCGGCTTCAAACTGGCCGCTGACGGTGTTGGCCGTGGTGGCAGTCAAGTTGTGGAAGGTCCCCGCCGTCTGCTGGTAACCAGCGTTGAGCAGGGCCTGCAGGGTGGCATTGTTGGCAAAAGGCGTGGGCTCCTTGCCGTAGTGATAATAGATCTCGTCCTCGGCTTCCATGGCCCGGGTGGCCGCTTCCTGCATGAGCCGCCGGATCTCGGCTTCGCTTTTGCCGGTGTAGCGGGCCAGCTTCTTTACCACGTCCTGCCGGAGGGCTTCGGTCTGTTCATACCGCCAAAGCTGCCAGTTGGCCGTGGGGGTCAGGCTCTCCATTTTGGAGATGCGCCGGGCCACGTCCCGCAGGATATCGTCCTCGACCTGCTGAAATAAAAGCACTAAATTATTTGGAAGTGAATCAAGATAAGATGGAGACAGCATATTTCTTTCAATGAAAAAGAGCACCTGTCATTACAGATGCTCTTTAAGATAAATATTACTTTGACCAGTATTCGGATTCGGCCCTGAACCTTGCGGTTCGAGCTTCTTCAAACGTGTCAAATCGTCCTACTGTTATCTGCTTTCCATTGACACCAATTTTTACAAGGTAACGACCGGATGCCAATTTCCAGACCCCTTTAACTCCGCTTGACGAATCTTTTCGAGTGCGAGTGTTTCGAACATTGTTCTTTCGTTCGACCCAGTGGCAATTTTCCGGAAAGTATCCCTTGTCGTTATCAATGCGGTCGATTTCTAATCCTTCAGAATAGCCACTTTGATAGGCCCATTCCCGAAAGCAGGAATAGTTTTCCAGCCATTCAGGGCACATTTCTATTCCACGGCCACCATAGTCATCATAGTTCTTGTTACTAGGATTTTCACATCGTTGCTTTATCCCGGCCCAAACATAATAAAGTTTTGTTTTTTGGCGTACTCTTGCATCACCATGTTTTATAGCTACACAACCACATGATTTTGCGTGACCACGTTTCAGCTCTCCAGCAGTAACAACTGATTGCTTGCCACAGTCGCATTGACAAAGCCAGCGAGCCCCTCCAAAACGATTGTTGGGTGCGCGTTCTTTAACAACAAGCTTTCCGAACCGCTGACCGGTTAAATCAATGAATTTTCCCATCAGTGGGTACCCCCTTTCCGGCGAGCCCGCTCTTCACGCACGCCACTGATACGACCTGCCATGAAGATATCAGCCAAGAAAGTGTAAAACTGAGTGGCATCACTTTTCAGAGGACGGGCGCAGTACAAATCAGCGATATCCTTGGCCCAAGCCAGTTCTTGAGGAGTATGAGAGTTCCGGTACTTTACGGCTTCAACCGGGGTGCAGAGAATTGCGTTCATAATTTTGACCTCTTATTCTCTTGTAAGAGGCCGCCCAATTTGATATAATAGATTTATCAAAGGGAGACCTCTGATGTGACGAAAATCTCTGTGCTGTACGACCGCCAAGAAGTAACAGCACGGGGATTTTTATTTTTGTGGTTGCGCCAGTAACAGATGGATTCCTTTCCGAATTGCTTCTGCTCGTGTGATATTGTGATTTTCACAATATTCCAAAAGCTTCTCGTTTGTATCGTTGTCAAGACGTACCTTGATATCGACGCTCAAAGGATTATCTGCTTTGGGACGACCGGTTCTCGGAGACATTGAATCACCTCACTTTATGAGTTCCGATAATTCTATTATATACTTGGAACTCATAAAGTCAAGTGTTTTCTTTCGGGGCCAGCATCAGCCGCCACCGCCGAAGCTCAGCTCAGGCTGCCGGTTCTCGTCAGCGGCTTCCTGCGCCAGCTTGCGGGCTTCGTCCTCGCTGTATCCCTCAAACTCCACCAGATACCGCCAGAACGGGAACTTCCCGGCGGTAACGTATCCCCAGAACATCTGTTTGCGCTCCTTGGGATCTGAGATAATGGAATCGTCGAAGTCGAATGTCACAGTGCACTCACCCGGCAGAGGAACCGGGATGCCGCTGCGCCATGCGGCATCCAGCAGGATGTTCACGGCATAGACAAGGTCTGTGATGGCTGTACCGAGGGCACGTTGCAGGTCTTTGACGGTGGTATAGCTGCGCTGCTTGCTGGAGCGGATCTCCTCGGCGGTCTTGTCCACGTTCTGCGGGTCAGACAAAGTGCCATAGGCAAGGCCGCACTGAAATTCGATGCGCTTGAGCATGGCATCCAGCCCTTTGCGGTAGCTCTCGTCCCGCAGTGTGGGGGCAAATACCTCGTAAAGGTTCCGACCACCGGAGACGCTGCCATTGATCCAGTTGCGGTAGAGCCGCTGTTCCCGCAGAGGCATCGTGGAACTACCGTCAGGACCCGGGCGCAGGGCAGTCTGGTCTACATCGAGGGCCAGCTGGCCGCCGCTGTACTCCCAGAGCAGTGCACCATACTGTTCATCTGCATCCCGGATAATGTCCACTGCCGGAGCGTACACGCTGACACCCAGCGGAGAGTGCCTGTCAGCGACGTTGCCTTTGGGGGCCTTGAAATAGCCCCACAGCGGCCTGTCCACGCCAGTGAACTCCGTATGCGGGGCCAGTGCAGCCCACTCGACAACGTCGGTCAGAGGAACTTCAATGCCGATATCAGCGCTTGTCATGGAACGGAACGCCTTGACGGTGACGGTGTATTTTTCGCCGGAAAACTCGTGATTTTCCAGCCGGGTGTAGATACGTCCGCCCCGCACCAGATGATCGTAAAAAATAGCCCCGGTCATACGTCCGGAGCTGTCAAAGCGGGTGGGGCAGAAGCAATCTCCCTGCACCACATCGATCTGGATGTGACCCTCAGGGTCGAGATAGGGCCGGAACAGCACTCCGCCCAGAGCACAGCCGTATTCCACGGGAATGCGCAGGTCGGCAATAAAGGGCTTGAGCAGCTCGTTGATGCTGTCTGCCCGGGCACTGCCGGAGACAAGGCATTCCATTTCCAGCGTGGTCAGCCGGGCCAGCTCGGCGGCAATGCTCTGGGGCAAGCCCAGACTGTGTAGCGGGTCTTTGCCGCCGTGACACCATGGGCCGCCGGTATCGTACATCTGCGCCCAGAGGGTGATGGCACTCTCCATGGGGGCAGACACGCTGACGTTGATGGGAGTGTCCTCCCCAAACCAAAGCCGGGCCTTCTCCCGCAGCCACGAAAGCAGCTTGTCAAACATTACTTGGCTCTCCAATCTGCCCAGCGGATGAGCGGGGCGAATATCGTGTAACAGAAATAGCGGATATCATCCATGGCGTGGTCGTTCTCTTTAACGACCCTGTCCTCTTTGGCCTTGTCGTCCCACGAGTACAGGCCGAACTCCCGGCGGGAATCGGTGCAGCTTTCATGGATCCGGACAAGTCCGGCCTGCATCAGGGAAGCCACGCAGCGGATGCCGTTCAGAACATCGTTGTCTGCGGGGATGACCTGATACCTGCCGTGCCGCCGGATGGTCTCGATAAAAGATGCGGCAGACGGGTCTACGCACACGGCCTGAATGTAATAGCCTTTTGTGAGCCGTTCCAGCTCGGCGTAGTGCTCCTCGTCGGTGCGCTGCACCCGCTGTTTGCGGCTGTCGAAATAACTCTCCCTGATACGCAGGGCCTTTCCTTCATGTATAACCCACAGGCCCATGGAACAGGGGTTGTGGGTGCCGTAGTCGATGGACACATAGAACCGTCCGTCCACACCTGCCGCGCTGCCGTGGAAGAGATAAGGATCCGGGCAGAGCGAAAAGAAAGGATAGATCAAACCAGACGCGTTGCACCAGTTGCCCAAAATGAAGCGGTCGTAATAGACAGTCCCGGCCAGCTCGTGCTTCAAGTGTTCCACGAACTCCTGCGGGAGAAAGGGGTTGTCGTCGATGGTGGAGGTCTGGCAGAAGATGTCCACCTCGGGGTCATCGATGAACTTTTTGAGAAAATGCTCCTGACTGTCCGGGTTCGCTGTGCCGTCGAAGTGGGAATGAGGACAGCGCAGGCGGGTCTTGAGCATCTGGAACACGTCTTCATCCCAGGTGGTCATCTCATCGCCGTAACCGTACTCGATGGTCATGCCCTGAATGCGGGCAACGTGTTTTTTGCTGTCCGCGCCCAGAATGTGGACCCGGCGGCCAAACAGCCGGGCAGTGTTGTCGCTGCTGATGGTTCCCACAAGGGCCTCGCCCCAGATCTCTCGCATGGGGTCCAAAACGTTCCGGCTGATGGTGCCCTGTGTGTTGCCCAGCATTACCGCTGCGCCCTCACCCCGCAGAGCCAGAAGGCGCTGGGGAATGACCACGGCATAGTCCAGCCAGCTCTTGCCGGAACCGGTAGCCCCAACTTTCAGGTTCCACCGGTGTGAACAGGAAGCAAGATATTCTTTCTGCTTAGTCGATAACACTGTCTACTCCTCCCAGGATCTTGCGGGCCTCGGCCAGCTGATCAGAGGCATCGCCGGACACGCCGTTGAACATTCCCAGGTGCCGCCCTAACAGATCCAGGGCTTTCAGCTTGTCGGCCAGCTTGACCTCCTGCTCCAGACCGTCCTCTCCGAAGGTCTTGACCTTGACCGACTGCACAGCAGCCAGATCGTCCGGTGCGGCATCGCTTTTCAGGGAAGCCGTCCTAGCATCGATGAGGTCGCCCGCGTTGACGAACGCCACCTTGGCCAGCTCTCGCACCACCCGGTCAGCGGACACGCCGGTGCGGCGGCTCTGCTCGGCCTGAAGCTGGGCAATGCGGTTCTGGATACTAACATTCGCTAACAGCCGTGCCGCCTGCTCGTTGGCCGTCTTTGGGGAGTATCCGGCACGGATGGCCGCCTGGGTCGCGTTCAGATCAATCATATATTCTTCACAGAATCGCGCCTGCTTGTCGGTCATCCTCACCACCTCTCTCGTCGTCAGGGTACAAAAAAGCCGCTCCGGGATGGCCCGGAACGGCAAGTGTGATCTTTGAAAGCAGCCCGCAAAGCACAAGAAGGAGAAAAATGCTGTTAAGCGGCAAAAGGTCCAAAAGGAGCAATTCATTATGGAGGTACTCAGGAGGCTGCTTTGAAGCGGCGCACCGCTCTGCGCGGTTCCGCTTGTACCGATTCTACCAGAGAATGCTTGTTTCGTCTATACAAGTAGCATACAGGCAGAATGTAATTACAGGCTAAACGTATCCCAGACGGTAGCAAGGTATTTGCAGCCTTCCCGGACGTAGAGGGATACACGGTTTTCGTTGGGCAGGCTCAAGTCATTGGCAATGACGACCTGCTTCTGGTGTTTGACATAGTAGCGGTAAAGGCATTCCTGCATCAGCTGGCTGCTCTTGGTGCCGGTGATGTGCCGGATACGGTGGATAGCTTCGGCACGCATTGTTTCGAGTTCGCGTTCAAGCCGCTGGCGGGTGTGCTCTTCAGCGTCTGCATTGGCAATGCAGCTTCCAACCTTGTCACCGTCACCAGAGCCGGAAGGCATTCCGCTGAGATTGGCAGTGCATTGGGTGGCGCTGTCCTTCAGCCGCCGAATCTCGACCTGAACGCTCTCGATATCAGCCTCAAGTTCCCAAAGCTGCCGAAACCATGCTTTCACGGTCTGATAATCAGGAACTTCGCGCTCATCGGTCATCCCCACACCTCCACACGCACGAACACACCGCAGGGGTCCGACCAGAACTTCTCCACGATCTCGCTGCACACCTGGGCATCATCGTGCCAGAAGTGCAGGCGGGTCATCTCGTCCTTGAGGGCCTTTTCCAGATTGTCGGTGTCAGGTTTGGAGGTGCGCCAGCTGCCGTCCGGGCGGCCCTCGGGGGCAAAGCACCACTTAACCACTAGCCGCACTGGCTTCCCGGCGGGCACGGGCTGATCCGGTGCATGGGGTGCCAGGTAAGCGTGGAGCTTGGCCCGGGCGGCTTTCAGCTCGGCGCTGTCGTGGAGCACGGCACAGGGCTTGCCGCCCTTCATGTAGGCGTGCAGCTCCTTGGCGTTGTGGGTGGTGGTGGGCGGCTTCATGGGCAGGAAGAATTGAGCAATGGGCAAAAATTGCACGTTCGTTTCACCTCGTTCTTTCTTTTTTGTTCGGCCAACGTGATGGGGAGGGTTCCCCGGAGGGATGGGGGCTGTGTTCGCCCCATCCTCTGGGAGACCCCATCACACACGGACGGATTTTGTATATTATATATAGGCTATTTTCCGTCCCGGATTCGGAAAAATAGCCGCTATTTTCCGAAATCCGTAAGCGGATGCGGATTTGTGATAGCCGCTATTTTACCATTTTTGTACTATGTGTAAAGCGGAATATTGCAGGCTGTAATTTACCCTGCGCTGCCGGGTTCTTTGCGGCCGATGTCTGCGCCGTCGATCCAGAAGCCGCCGTCCGCTTTCAAACGACGGCGTACAGTATCCGGTTTCAGCCCCATATATTCGGCCATGGAGTAGACCGTTACCTTGCCATCCATCATGCAGGCTTCAAAGGCGGTGTCCAGCTCGACCTTTTTGTCCTTGCTGACTTTGTCCTTATTGCCCCAGCGCTTGGATGCGCCCCGGGTACCCAGTGACTTGTAATCGCTGTCTGGCTGCAGATCCTCCAGTAGGCCGGTGTCCGGCTTGTGGACGGGGTAGTCGAACCAGAGGTTCACCGGGTCGAAGCGTGCAAACTCGCGCAGGGTGCCCTCAATGCGCCAGGCGGTCATGCTGTCGGCTTTTTTCTGGGCGGCTGCGATTTGGGCATCGATGGCCTGCAAGTCGGCCATGCCAAGGTGTTCTTTGGCAATGGCCAGCATCCGGCTTTTGCTCAGGGCATCGTCCGGGCCGTAGGCATCGGCAAGGCCACGCTTGTCCAGCATGGCCTTGAGCACCCGGCAGGCGGCCTTGTTGTGGAGCTGTTCCAAGATGGCATCGGTGGGGGTGAGCTCTGTCATATCCAGCATGGCATCCGGGTCACGGGCAAACACGCCGGAGCCGCTGGCGCGGTCCATGCTGCGCTTGCCGCCCTGGGGCCCCTTGGAGTGGTGGTGGCAGTAGATCACGGCACAATCCAGCGCACGGCAGACAAGGTCGAACTGGTTACAGAACTTTGCCATCTGGTCGGCGCTGTTCTCGTCACCGGTGATGACCTTGTAGATGGGGTCGAGGATGACGGCGGTGTAACCCTTTTTCCCAGCACGGCGGATGAGCTTGGGGGCCAGCTTGTCCATGGGGACGGAAGCACCGCGCAGGTTCCAGATGTCAATGTTCCGCAGGTTCTGCGGGGGCAGGCCGAGGGCGGTATACACATCCTTGAAGCGGTGCAGGCAGGAGGCCCGGTCCAGCTCGAGGTTGATGTACAGCACCTTGCCCTGGGCACAGGAAAAGCGGCCCAGCCAGGGCGTGCCCTCGGCAATGGCGATGCACAGCTCAATGAGGGCGAAGCTCTTGCCCGCCTTGCTGGGGCCTGCCAGCAGCATCTTGTGACCCTTGCGCAGCACCCCGGTGATGAGGGCATCGGCCAGCGGCGGCAGGTCGTTCCAGTCGTCAGCCAGACTTTCGGTTTCAGGCAGCTCATCGGTCTCGGCTTCCAGCCAGTCCCGCCACTCGTCCCAGCAGCTTTTGCCGATGTTGGTCTCCAGCAGGGTCTGTCGCTGACTGCCGCGCAGGATGCCGGGCATCCGGGAAAGGCGGCTGGGGTTGCGGTTCTGCTGGTCGAGGGTCAGACCATTCTTCTGGCAGGCGGCATAGAGGTAATCCACCCGCTTGCGGTATTCGGTGTAATCCGGGGCATCCACCTTGACGATGGCGTGGACGCTCTTGCCGCCGGAGTAGACCAGGGCGGCACAGGGTAGTTCCAGCTGCTTGATGATGGCCTGCTGTCTGCCCAGATCCATGTTGTCGCATTCCACCAGAGCATAGCGGTAGGCGGTGATATTGGCATCCTTGCGGCCCGTTCCGTCCACCGGGTTGAAGCAGATCCACGCGCCCACCTCGGGGTCGCAGTCGCCCACCACCTTGCCGATGTCCCCGCCGCAGGTGTCCAGCTCTGCGATGAGTTGGCCTGCGGTGCGGTCCCAGCAGCCTCTGGTGGGGCGGCGGCGGTCGTCGGCCATGAAGCTCTCGGTCACATAGGCCACGTGCTCGTCCTGCTCAAAGAGGGCCTGCAGGTAGCGCCTGAGCTGGTCAACTGGGTCCCACTGCTCAGGCAGAGCCAGGTCATGGGATTCCACCCACCGGGGGTCCACCAGCTGCCCCTCCGTTCTGGAGGAGCCGGTGGTGAGCTCGTCGCCCCAGTCCAGCGCGTGGCCCGCGGGGCCGCTCCATCCGTGGCTGTAGGCCAGCTGGAAAATGCTGCTCTCGGTGACAGGCTTTGTGCTGCCGTGAAAGCTCTCCCACTTCCGGGCACACTCACCCTTATGGTAGCGGCCCCCGTCCCGGGCGCTCCATGCTTCCCAGACGGTGACGGGCAGGCCCGCTTCCTTGAGGCCCATGCCCACCATCGTCCACTCCTCATAAGTCAGGGAGGCCGGGGAAATGAAGTCCAATGCTTCTTTGAGTTCGATCTCATCATTCATCTGCGTTACCATACATCCCATGCGGGTGTTTCAGGCGGGGCGGGCGGCGTATAGGTGCTTGGGGTAACACCCTTGGGCACACCCCGCCAGCCCTGGGCCGCAATGCGGTCGATCATGTGTTTGGCCTGCTCAAAACTCCATGTGCCCACATGCTGGAAGCCGTATTTTTCCAGACAGCGGATCTGTTTTGGTGTGGTGAGGCCTTCGTCCCGGCGCTTGTGCAGCCGGTCCAGCAAAAGGCTGGCCTTGCCTGCCGATTCCACCGCATCCGGCAGAATGCCCAGCTTTTCGAGGGCGGAGGTCTGCTGTTCGGTGGGCGGCCCGGCTTCCCAGCCAAAGGCCGGCACATAGCCGGACAGATCCTCGGCCTGAATGCTCATTTCGTATTGGAGCGGGTCCACCAGCATTGCCTTTTTGCGGCGCTGTTCGGCCAGCTGTTTTGCAAGGGCCTCTTCCCGCTGGGCCACCACGTCCTCGCAGGCCTGGGCGGCGGCTTCCTCGATGTCCTCGGGCGCACCGGTCTCTGTCAGATTTTCGGTCATCTGCCGGGCCACGGCCCTGTCCTCGCACACAAGGTCTGCCGGGCGGCAGAGCTCGTGCTTGTCGGTCATCCACAAAAAGTCGAGGAGCAGCAGGTCGGTCTTGCCCTCGGCCAGACGTGTGCCGCGTCCCACCATCTGGCTGTACAGGCTGCGCACCTTGGTGGGCCGCAGTACCACCACACAGTCAACACTGGGGCAGTCCCAGCCCTCGGTGAGCAGCATGGAATTGCAGAGCACGTTGTACTTCCCGGCATCGAAGTCGGCAAGCACTTCCTTTCGGTCGGCACTCTGGCCGTTGACCTCGGCGGCCCGGAACCCCTGTGCATTCAGCAGATCCCGGAACTTCTGGCTGGTTTTGATGAGGGGAAGGAACACCACTGTCTTGCGGCCTTTGCATCGCTGTACCATCTCGGCGGCGATCTGCTCCAGATATGGGTCCAGCGCCGTGCCCAGTTCCCCTACGGCGTAGTCGCCGCCGCTGAGGGCCACGCCGGAGATGTCCAGCTGCAGGGGAATGGTCTGGGCCATGATCTTGCACAGATAGCCCTCTTTGATGGCATCGGTCAGCTTGTACTCATAGGCCAGGCTGTCGAACACCTCGCCCAGGTTCCGCATGTCGCCGCGGTCAGGGGTGGCGGTTACACCCAGCACCTTTGCACCCTCGAAGTAGTCCAGGATGCGGCGGTAGCCGTCGGTGATGGCGTGGTGGGCCTCGTCAATGATGATGGTGCCGAAGTAGTCCCGGGGAAAGCGTTCCAGTCGGGCGGGGCGCTGCAAGGTCTGCACGCTGCCCACCACCACCCGGAACCAGCTGTTCAGGCAAGTGGATTCTGCCTTTTCCACGGCGCTGACAAGGCCGGTGGAACGCTGGAGCTTGTCTGCCGCCTGTTCCAGCAGCTCGCCCCGGTGGGCCAGGATGAGCACCCGGTCCCCGGCACGCACCTGATCGGCGGCAACGGAGGCGAACACGATGGTCTTGCCAGTGCCGGTGGGCAGCACCAGCAGCGTGCGCAGACGGCCCTGCTCCCACTGGGCGTGGATGCTGTCCCGGGCGGCCTGCTGATAGGGACGCAGGGCTTGGATGTTCGCCATCAGAATGCCCCCTGTGTCCAGCCCTGAGCGGGTGCGGCCTTGGGTTCCGGCGGCGGCAGGAAGCGGGTGACTTCATTGCTCTGGCCGGTCTTGCCTGCGTTGGGGCCGCTCTGCTTGGTGTACTCCCGGATGCCCAGCTTGCACCAGCCCCGGGCACCAACCACCTCGTTCCAGCGGGGGCGGAAGGTCTCGCCCCGCTTGCACTGGCCGATGCTCTCAAAGAAAGCACCCAGCAGGCCCTGGGTCTTGGTGTGGAGGTAGAGCCGGTCAGTGACGGTGGTGTCACCCTTGGCCCCGCCGAAGATCTTCAGGGTCAGCTTTGCCATGGAGCAGGGCGGCAGCTTGGCGCTGCCCTCAAAGCGGGCTCGTTCCATGCCGATGACCTCAAAGGCATAATCGCCCTCGGGCAGGAGCACGAACTCCTGCTGCTCGTTGGTAAATTCGTCGTCCCAGCTCAGGGCGCGGTCGGTGTTCATGTCATTCATAAGTAAGTTCTCCTTTCAATTGTCAAAACGGCAGGTCACGGCTGTCCAGCACCATCTGGAGCACCTGGGACCATGCGGCCACCAGACAGCCCTCTACGAAATCAGCCGGGTAATCCTTAATGGGCATATCCTCGGGGAAATAGCCCCGCTTGCCCACCACAGCCTGCAGCTCCTCGGGTGTGACGTTGTTGGCGCTCATCAGAGGAGCCAGCTTCTCCGGGACTCCCAGCGCCACAAGCTCCGGGGTCAGCAGTGCTTTGGGCACCGTCTCGGCGGGCGGTTCCGGCTGCGGGGCGGGCGCGGGCAGGATGTCGGCTTCCGGCTGGGGGTGCGGTTCCGGCCTCGGCTTCGGTGCGGGCGCAGGTGCGGTGCCGGGGATGCAGGCGGAGATGCCGGCGTAATCAAAAGGCATCTCGTCGGGCAGGCCGAAGCGGTTCTTGGCATCCCAGCAGGGGTGATGGGTGGTGTACATGACCCGGCGGCCGCCGGTGACCTTGTTTTTTGCGTTGGGGGCGCTGCTGCTCTTTTCCACCACGGTTTTGTAGTTGACGAACAGCAGCATGTCGCACCACTCCCGGATCAGCGGCTCTACCTGCTTGGTGGTCTTCATGGTCCAGCGGTCGTAGGAGCCAGCAGCGTCCGGCTGCTCGAACTTGGTGATGGCCGCGTGGGCAAGGACCAGAACATTGTGTCCGGTGTTCAGCACCTCTTCCAGCGCGTCCAGCAGCTTGCCGAACTCCTCTTTCAGGTAGGTGTAGCCCTTGCCGTAGCCAAAGCCCTCCAACCCGTCCACCTTGGCCTTGGCGCAGACGGCATCAATGGCCAGCCGTTCGGCCCAGTCGGCGGTGTCGATGACCAGCGTGCCGCAGGGGATATTTCCCCTGCGCACCTCGGCTACCTCGTCCAGCAGCATGGCCCAGCTGTTGGGCTGGGGCAGGCGCTTGATGTTCAGCCGCTTGGTGCCGCCCTCAGTGTCGATGAACACCGGATCCGGGAAGTGGGAGGCAAAGGTGCTCTTGCCGATGCCCTCGGGGCCATACAGCACGGTCTTGACCGGGGAATCCTGCACCCCGGCGGTGATGGCATACTTGCTCATTTAGAACGCTCCTTTCGTCCAGCTTCTGGGCTGGGGCTTTTCGGTGACAGGCGGCTCGGCATCCTTTACCATGCCGTCCTCAATGATGATCTGGCACTCGCTGCCGGTGGAGACCCGGGTGGCGATGGCCTGCAGGTGCTCTGCTTCCAGCCAGCGGCCAAACTCGGTCAGGGTGGTCATGTCCATCTGCTCCAGCTTGTCCAGCAGCACAAAACCGCAGTCCGGGTTCAGGCGGCGGACGATGGCGGCGGCTACCCGCAGCTGGTCACTGCCGGACATATCCCGCCAGTGCTTTCCTTTATAAGTAAGGGCACCGTCCTCCACACTCAGCTCAGGCAGGGGCAGGTCGGCACCGTTCAGTAGGGCCATGCGGTCAGCCCGCTTCTGGGTGATGGCTTCGGTGAGCTTGTCGTAGTCGCTGGCATACCGGGCCGCTTCATCCTCGGCGCGGGACTTTTCCAGGTTGGCCCGGACCTTGCGGTTGGTCTCCTCGATGCCCCGGATGGATGCCTCCAGCTCTGCGGTGGATTCGTCCTGCAGGTTCTCGGCAGATTTCCGGGCCGTGCAAAGCGATTCATTCACTTCGTCCTGCTCCTTCACCAGCAGCGCAAGGGTTTGTTCCAGCTGCATGCGGCGATCTGCCAGCACACGGGCTTTCTCTTCCAGCCCGGCAAGATTTTGGCGCAGCCTCTGATTCTCGCCGTTCCGGGCAAGGATCTCCTGCTGCTGGCGGATGAGGTCGGAGGCGCTGACCGGTTCTTCCGGGGCATCGGGGTAGGATATCAGCTCCTCGGCAAAGTGCTTTTTCTGCTGGGCCAGCTGGCCGGTGAAGGTGCGCTTGTCGTACAGGGACTTGATCTCCAGATCCCGGACGTGCAGCTCGGTGCCGATGCCGATGATGCGGAGCAGGATGTCCGCTTTCTCCTTGTCGGATGCTTCCATGAAGCGGGGCAGGTCAAGGGCCAGTGGCTCGATAAAGGCATTGAGCAGCTGCTGGCCGCTGCGCCGCCCGGTGGGGTCGGTAACGGTCAGGGTGCTGTTTTTGCCCTTGCGCTCCACGATCACGCCATTGGAAAGGGTGACCTTGAGATGGGCGGGAGCCACGGCCCCGTCCCGCTGTGCGGCATTGGGGCGGAAGCGGTCGCCGCCCAGCGCCCAGGCAAGGGCATCCAGCACGCTGGTCTTGCCCTGATTGTTGTTGCCGCCCACGAGGGTGAGCCCGGTGGGGGCGGGGGTGAGCGCAACGGCCTTGATACGCTTGACGTTTTCGGCCTCAAGGGCCGTGATGGTTACAGACATCTGGATACCTCCCCTTGGATCTGTCCGAGTGTGTGAACGAGCATATTGGTCAGCTGCTCCCGCTGTTCGGGCGGAAGCCTGCGGAGGGACGGAACCACCATTTTGCCGATGTTCTGGAAAGAGCGGTCGGCCAGCAGCACGTTGTCATAGGAGCTGTGGGCATCCTGTTCGCTGCCTGAAGCGGCCTGTTCCAGCTGTGCCCGCAGGTCGGCGGTCATCTCGGCGGCCATTTCCCTGGCCTGACGCTCCACCTCTTCCTTGTCCACCACCGTGGTGATGGGTTGCTTCTTGAGTGCATCATTCTCGGCCTTGAGCTTGTCGCCCCGGAGCTTGGCCGCTTCGGCCATCTGCCGGGAACCAGCAAGCTGGTTCTCCGCGTCCTTGGCTCTCTCTTCGGCTCTGTCGCGCTCGCCTTCGGCCTTCTGGCACTGGAGCCGGGCAGCAATGCGGCCCTCGTCTGCATCGTGGTAGCTCTGCTGGAGCTTGGCGTTCTGCTCGGTCAGGCCCTGAACATCCGCAAGGGCGGCATCCCGCTGGGCTTCGACATCTTGGATGTGGCTTTCCGCCCAAGCAGCCCGATTCTGGGCACCCAGCAGCTTGTCCCGCTCAGTCTCGGCAGCATCGGCGCGCTCTTTCTCGGCTTTGATCTGGGCAAGGGCTTCCTGATACTGCTTGTTGGTGGTGATGTCACCACTCTTAACCTGCTCCACCAGCTCTGCCGGGGCGCTGGGCTTTGCCACGGCATACAGCAGAGTGGGAGACAGCTCCTTCAGGATCTTCTGCTGGCGGGGGCTGCTTCCGTCCAGCAGTGCCGAGACCTGCAACAGCCGGTAAGCGGTATCCTTGGTGATGCCGATGGACACGCACCACGCCCGGAAGGTATCTTCTCCGCGATTGCCGTGTTTCGAGTTGTCGCACAATGCGACAACTCCGCACAGCGCATCATGGGCAGCGGCAATGGCATTGCCCATGTGGACAAGGCCACGCTCGGCCATCTGCTTGCCGTGGCGGTATTCGTTCTCCGCAAAATGCAAGTCTTCCACGGTCTGGTCGGTCAGGCCGGAATAATCAAACGCCGGGCGCATCGCATCCGGCACGGTGGTTAGGGGCTTGTCCTGCATGGCACCAGCTGTTGATACAGAAGAACCGCCCGCCGATGCGGCAGGGGCCGACTCCTCCTCTACCGGGTCAATGGGTGCGTTCTTGCAGGGCTTGGCATCCCTGAGAGCGGCGAGCATCTGCTCCGGAAGTTCGTAGTCGTCCATGGGGATGAACTCGTCGCTGGTCAGAAACGCTTCCGGGGTCAGCCGCTTTTCAGCGGTCTTGGCCTTGTCGAACTTCTGTGCCAGCAGATGGCTTTCCTTCCAGACCCGTGCGGATTCGTCCCAGCGCCAGAAGCGCCCACGGGTATAGGCGTAGTAAACATCGTTGCTGTTCTGGCTGATGATCATATCCTCACCTCCGTGCCCTTCAGGCGGTCCAGCATCTCGGTCTGCACATCCTTGTTCATGGGCTGGATGTTGTTGCCCTTCCAGCCGTAGCAGAGGATGGGCCCGTAAAGCTGGCGGCCCCGGTACTTCCGGTTGAGCAGACTGGCGGGCTGGATGGGACCATCGTACCGGCCCACGAACAGCACCGCCGGGGTGCGGGGCATCACGATCATCTCGCAGGGCGTGCCCAGCCGGTTCTCAATGGCCCACAGGCTGTCGGGCAGGGATGCGATCACCGGGGCCTTGCCCGGTTTGGCTAAAATACCTTTCATTTGTAAAATCCTTTCTGATGTGATATCATCAAAGGGATGGAGTCGTTCAAACCATCACCCTTTGGGCTCGTCCGTGTTACCAGCACGGGCGGGCTCACTTGCTTTTCATGCGCCCCTCCGGTTCTGCCGATACTCCGGCTCTTCGGTGCGGGCGTGGGTACGGTCAACGCGGCCATAGCGGCGGGCGTTCTGTTCACGATCCTGGGCGGCAAAGCCCAGCCGCAGGAACGCTACCGCTGCCAGAACCAGGCACAGGGCCGTGACGAACTGGCTGTCAGAGATGGAGCTGCCCAGCTGTGCACCGCCCTCGATGCCCATGCCGTACAGCAGACTTACGGCACCGCTGGCAGCAGCCAGCCAGTACCAGACGCGGGATTTGATCTTCATGCGGGGTCCACCTCCTGAAGGTAATTTGCAGCGGATTGTGCGCAGGTGCTGCCGTAAGCGGCAACTGGGTGCCATTCGCCATCCGCAAAAACCTGCACAGGTTTCGAGCCGCTTTCTGCGACGGCTTCAGCACCGGTTCGGTTGTACCCGGAGTCACGGATGCCATCCCAGCGGAACCACATGCGGGTCAGCACTGGTGCGATGTAGGACACGCTGCTGGTGGGTGCAGCGGCCCGTTCAGAGGCAAGATAATAAGGTTTCATGCGGTCTTTTCCTCCTTTGCGATTGCCGGAAAGAAATACTCCCCGATTTTTTCTTGCGGGATGTGTAGTGCTCTGCAGATGATGACGATCTCGTCACTCCTCCAAGGTTGTGTCCCCTTGAGCCGTGCGGTCATCGTGTTGGAGCTTACCCCAATCAGGGCCGCAAGTGCGCCCTGGTTGAGATCCTGGTCTTCTGCCAGACGACTGATTTTGAGATAAGGCTTCTTCATGGTGATTCACCTCCTTGTTGTGGTTGCCTCCCTTCTGCGGTAGAATAGGAGCAGAAGGGAGGTGAGAACTATGCAGATGATTCCTGTTTCCTCGTCGAATTTGGAAAGTGTTGGTTATGAGAATGGTGTTCTTTGCATCGCATTCCATGGCGGACGCATCTACGAATACACTGGTGTGCCTGAAAGCGTGTATCAGGGACTGATGGCTGCTTCCTCGCACGGTAAGTATTTCCATGCTTACATTCGCAATGTGTATCCGTACAACCGCATTGCTTAATCTGTCACGATGAGCACAATTGCGGGTCCTTCGGCACTTAAAGTTTTGAGCTGATAAGGCTCAATGCGATAAGTTTCTACGCCGTCCCGGCTGACCAGTTCTTCCACGAGCTGTGCAGTTGGCACATTTTCCAGCGCCCAGCGTTCCGGTTCCAGCGGTTCGCTGGGCTTTTTGTTGTCATTCACGTTGTTCACCTCCTTGTTGGCGGCTCCCTTCTGCGGTATACTTGGGCGGGAAGGGAGGTGTATGAAATGAGTACGAGTAAAGAAAGAGAATCTTTTGCCGGATACCAGCAGGCTGCCGGGAAGATGGCTGCTTTTACCTCTGCGGCGAATCGTCCAGAGATCAGCCAGCTTTCAGAAGAGCAAACGCGCATGCTTCTGGATGCCTGCGACCATTCCAAAAGCTCCTATGCTGAGGAAGTGCTTGTTCAGGATCTGCATAAGCTGCAGGAGCAGTTCGAGGAACACGAGCGAAAGAACGAAGCGGACAAACGCGACCAGGCAAAGGAAAAACGGGTAAACCGTTGGATGAATGTAGCAGCCTTGTTCTTGGCATCCGTCTCCGCATTCTGCGCCGTTGCGGCTCTTATTTTACAATTGCTAAAAGGATGACTGTGAAGGCAACCCCCAGTGCAAAGCCGCTAAGATATGCGGAAAGCAGGGTCATTAGCTGGCAGCTAAAATCCGATGGTGCCCAGTTGGAAAACCGTTCTGTCCAGCCAGGCTTTTTGTTGTCGTTCATGTGGTTCACCTCCTAAACTAAAACTGAAAAGTGTAATTAAATTCCACTTTTCTTGCAAAAAAAGATGGCATCGCGCTGCTGCATGTCCATGCCGAGAGTGTTGGCAAGAGTGTCGATTTCGCTCGCCTTAAACTCGGTTTCATTGTCAATCTTCATCTGCAAAGAATACGGTGTAAGGCCCATAATCTCCGCAATGGCTTTATACTTCAGCCCGGAGTTGGCAATGATGGAACGAAGCGTAGTGGTATCGGTCATTGTTTTCACCTCCTCTCAAGTGGAATTACGTTCCACTGCCTGTATGATATCACTGAGTGGAAACAAAGTCAACCTTTTTTGAGAAAAAAGCAAAAAATACTTGAATATCATTCCACTATATGATAAGATAAGAGCGAAGGTTGGTGATTTTATGGCAACTCTATACGACAGAATTAAAAGCCGCCGCACGGAGCTTGGATTAACAGTTGAAGAACTGGCCCATAAGATGGGCTATAAGGATAAATCATCTATAAGTAAAATTGAAAATGGAAAGGCAGATATTCCGCAATCTAAGATTGCAGCATTTGCGGATGCGCTGCAAACCACCCCTGCCTATCTGATGGGCTGGGAGGAACAGCCCGCCCCGGCTGCATCCAGAGAACCTACCGTTCCGCCGGGCTTTGAGCCGATGCCAGCCATGGATGTGGTGCCGCTTGTAGGGCGGATCGCCTGCGGTACGCCCATCACAGCAGAAGAGAACATCGAGCAAATGGTGTGCGTGCCTTCCCGCTGGCACTCCACCTTTACACTGACCTGCAAGGGTGACAGCATGGAACCCCGCATCCACGATGGTGATCTGGTGGCGATTCGCAGTCAGCCAGAGGTGGAGAACGGCGAGATCGCTGCTGTGCGGATCGGGGAAGAGGCCACCCTGAAGCATGTCTATCTGCACGAGAACTTCATTGAACTGCGGCCGGAGAATCCGGCTTTCAGCAGCATCATTCTCAGCCGGGAAGATATGAATGCCGTTGTCATTGAAGGCAAGGCCGTGGGGCTCTGCCGGGATATCTGATGTTGGAGGTACCGCATGGGCGTTTTTGGTTGGCTGAAAAAGGCTACAAAGGTAGTCGGAAAGATGGCAATGGATGCGGCTGAAGAGCCGTCCAGGTATTCCCCGAACCCCGAATGGATGGGCCAGATGGATTTGGTTGATTCTCGCATGAACGCTCAAATATTAGCACCGCAATTTCTTAAACAGGCTCAGGAAAGTGCTAAGATTCTTTCCTCTACCACAGAACCGTCGGTGTTCTTTATGCGGTATGATTTTTGTGTTGGCCGTTTAATACAGCTGGAAGATTGTAAAAAGTATGGCGTGAAAGTAACTACAACTTCCTCGTTGGAAAAATATCTGGATTTGACGTTTCGAGAAGAAGCCGTTAATGAAATTGTCCAGCGTACACAAGAAAAATACCGGGACAAAATAGAAAGTTTAAAATCGCCCAAAGCAAAGCAGAACTGGGCAATAAAATATCATCGGGCATTTGAACCATATCTGTCATATATGAGCGATAATGCTAAAACGAAGCTCGACGAGTGCAGCGCAGAATTATACGCGCTGACGGAAATATAAACAAACATAGGAGGCCTTTTGTATGAAAAAGAAAATAGTTTCAATGGCGTTGATGGTGGTACTTTGTTTTGTACTTGCAATGTCTGCATTTGCAGAGGGAGTGCAGTACAAAACAGGCGATTATGTGGCCTATTCAGGCCATACGGACTTCGGATATTATTTTACATACTCGGTTGAAAAAACAAATACAAACTATAAGTGCTTTTCCGTTGTGGAAAATGGGCAGCGTGTGTATGCGGCTGTAAAAGAAAGTCTATACGACTATTACAAGAACGTATTCAATGATCAGGACGTTACATTTAAGGGAGAAGTTCAACGGTTCGCCGATGATGGTGCACCTGTTATTCTGGCAACTTGGAAGGTTGTAAATGAAGATGGAAAGGAAACTCTCATATCTCTGGATGAGGATATAGCACCAACTTTCTATAAGAAGGGAATGGCACCGGATTTTAAACTGTTTTATGATCTTTATAATGACGTAACGGTTTCAGTTGCTGAAGATGGTTCCTATATGACGATTGATAATAATCCGCTTAACATGAAAGGCGGCTCGATTATCTTTAATGAAACTGGCTTGGAGCATGTAAAACTGACCAACAAAGCACTTGGATTGCCAGAATGGCTTTATAAAGAAATGGCAAATACACGAGCAATTGATGGTCGCCAGAAGGAAAGCTTTGATGATGTGACAGTTACCTGGTCTTATCACCCGAATCAGGGCTTGGAGGTTATCTACCGTACGAACAACTGATTGTAAATAAAAAAACTCCCCCGGTGCTACCAACACCGAGGGAGTTCAGATAAGCGGCTCACCCAGAAGAGGGCATCGCACACTCGACATTGCGATTATACCTCTTTTGGGCGGGCTTGTCAAAGTGTACCCCAAAGGAGGTATTTTTTATGGGAATGCGAACCAACACCGCCCAGTGGCTGCCGAACCAGAACCGTTGGCAGATCAAGGTGCAGAAGGACGGGGTGCGCAAGACGTTCACCAGCGCAAAGCCGGGCCGTACCGGCCAGCGGGAAGCAAATGCAAAAGCAGATGCCTGGCTGGATGAGGGCATTTGCAGCACCACCAAGCGCTGCTTGGAGGTCTGGAACGAGTATCTGATCTCGGTGCGGGCCACCGCCGGCACAAGCTATGCCCAGCAGGTGGAGAAGTTCGGACAGAACTACATCCTGCCAATCATTGGAGAGCGGCGCATCGGAGACCTGAACACGGGAATGCTGCAGGACGTGCTGAATCGGGCATACAAAGAAGGCAGCATGAACCCGCAGGCCACTCGAAAGAGCAGGGGAAACCTCTCTAAGAAAACATTACAGGGAATCCGGGCGGTTGAAGTCAGCTTTGTGAAATGGGCAAGGCAGCACAAATACACCGCCCTGCGGCCAGAGGACGAGGGTCTCACAGTACCCAGGGGAGCACGTCCAAAGGGCCGAAAGATCCTTCAGCCGGACGCGCTGCGGGTCCTGCTTTCCACGGATACGCGCATCGTCCGTGGCAAGGTTGAACAGGATGCCAATATCCATGCATATCGCTTTGCAGTCCTGACTGGCCTGCGCCCCGGGGAGCTGCTGGGGCTGCGCGTGGGCGACATGGAGGGCAACCGGCTGCATCTTGCCCGGGCCATCAATACCTTTGATGAGGAAACGCACGGCAAGAACGAAAACGCTATCCGCACGGTGGTCCTGCATCCGCTGGCGGCTGCGGAACTCCACGCTCAGCTGCAGCAGCGGGCCTTTGAAGAGGAGCGGCCTCTTCGGGGAGATGATCCAATCTTCCTGTTTGAGAATGAGCACAGCCTCTATAACTACTGGCAGTTCTACCAGCGCAGCAACGGCATTGACCCGCCGGTCAGCCTGTATGAGCTGCGGCACACCTTTGTGAGCGTCATCGAGGATGCTGTGTCCCCGGCAGAACTGCGCCGCATGGTAGGACACAGCAAAAGTATGGATACTTACGGCTGGTACAGCCATGCTGTTGACGGCAGGGCTGACACGACAGCAATGGCCGTTTCAGATGCTCTGGCAGAGTATTCTCCGCGTGCAAAACAACCCACTTTGTAACCCGTTTTTGTTCCTAAATGGTTGTGATAGCCGATAATTGATTTTTGGTGAAATTCAAAAAATGCGCATGAATCCATCACAATTTCAAAGCGCATCCAGCGAATTGTGATAGTTGAGCTTGTTCGAATCCACCCGCGCCCACCAAACAAGAAAAATCCGAACCTGTTTCCGATTGGAGAAGGGTTCGGATTTTTCGTTTTCTTCGGGTTTGAGAATGAAGGCTCCCGTGGACGGCGTAAAACTCCGATGCCTTGTCATAGACCGTAACCACACAATAAGCGTTTGGAGGACACGATGATGAAGTACGATGCAAGAGCCTGTTCGTTCAACATGGATACCGGGTGCGTGGAGTTGACTCTCCAAGATGGGAGAAAAATTTCCATTGACTGCACCGGGGTCGAAGAGGCTCTGGATGTTACCATGGCACAGCGAACGGAACTGGACTATCTCATCTATAACGACCCGCTGGCGTATGCCGAACTGATTTTGAACGGAAACCCGAAGGAGTATCTGAAAAACGCAGCCGGAAGCCACGGACTGGAAGATTAAGGGCAAAAAAATAAGAGGTGTGCCCAAGCGGACACACCCCGGTAAGAAACATCTATGTAAAGCAGGGCGTTCCCTTCTCTGGGAGCGTCCTGCTATTTTTATGCGGCAACAGGCAAGGCTTGTAGTGCTTCCTGCTCTTTCAGCCATTCCTCATATTCACGCTGGCCTTCCTCACTGTTGAAAAACTCAACCATGGAGGGATAAAAGCAACGTGCAAGGGTCTTGATTGCTTCATCCGGGTAGCCGGATTTGTTTAACTTCTTCTTTTTGTTCAAATGGTATCCTCCGAAAATCAAAGTTCCATATTTTGCCCATGCTTGCGGTTTTGCTGCGGCACATTCATGATGCGCTCCTGCTTGGGGGCAAGAATCTTTTCCAGAAAGCTGCGCACCAGTTCAGGCGCACGGTGGAGCGCGTCCAGATAGGGCTTCACTTCATACCAGAGTTCATGATACTTTTGACCCCAATGAGCAGCTTCCTTCTTGGCGGTGGAAAGTTCTTCTTTCAAGCGGCGGTTCTCCACATCCATCATATAGCCGTGGTCGGCCTGTTTTTTCAGCTTGGAGAATTCTTCTTCGGTCAGTGAGTAGTTACCGAGAAAGGTGCGCTTGCCGATATAATCCAGATCGCGCGCATGAATGAGGGCTTCTTTCGTGAGTGTGGCCTTTTTCTGCACAGCGGCAAGCTCCCTCTCCTTTTTGGAGAGGGTCTGACTGGTTTTGGCAAGCGACTGCGCCTTTTGGTCGGCTTGGGCGGTCAGGCTGTCCAGCC